AGAGCTACCAATCTGTGCGGAGTCCCCAGAGCTACCAATCTGTGCGGAGTCCCCAGAGCTACCAATCTGTGCGGAGTATCCAGAGCTACCAATCTGTGCGGAGTTCCCAGAGTCTGGTTTCTCTGTCTGTGTTTTCTCAATCACAAAATCAACGCAAGTTTTAACAAATCCTGCGAAAGAAAACTTCGCTCCAACCTTAAGCTTTGTTGTACAATATTTAATATCATCGTCTGTTTTTACTTCTGCATCGTCTGGTGCTTCTACTTCCGCAAAGTCCGAAAATTCTCCTTTATCATCTACCAGATGATAAAAATTAAGCACATCGAACGGATTCTTACAGAAGTGCATACCTCTGTGACATGGAACTGCTCTTTCTTCCTCAAAAGTTTCATTCTCTTTGTACTGCTTTCCTTTACAAATTAATCCTTTATTAAATGCTTTATAACCTTTCATTTCTTTAATCTCCTTTTCTTATTTCCAGTAGACCGCACTGGATGTAACATGAATACCTCTAGGTTTCCTTTTGTTACGTTGCTGTTCTGCTTCAATTTCTTTTCTTACTTCATCCCCAAATTTTTCTGTCCAAAATGTAATCAAATACTCTGGAATCTTAAACATTTGTGAGCAAGATTTTGACGTATTGTTTTTTGTCAGTCTTGTCTTTACTACCATTTTTATGTATTCACGAGAATATGGGGCGTTTTCTTCTTTGTTTTCATCTAAGTTCTGTTTTTTCCATTTAAAGAGGGTGGATGAATCAATGCCGTATTCTTTCGCAACGCTCTTTACCTCATGTCTTGCGTTACTTTCCGCAACAACTTTTCTTTTAAATTCTGTTGTGAATTTCTTATACCCCATCTTTTTCCACCACCTTTCTGTAGATTGCCACGTTTCTGTCTGTTAGGCTGTCGTGTCGTTTACCGCATACCTCAATACGTCCGTCCTGCACTAACTCCGTTAGCCGTGGTTGTACCTGCTGCCTTGTCGGTTCTAAGACTTTTTTGTGCTTATATAACACCGTTGCGATCTCTCGTGCTGTCATAGCTTCGTATTCAAGCTGTTCAAGAATTAAGATATGTATTGCTTCTTTATTAATCTTTTTGTGGGATTCTCTTCTGGTCTGCTTGGTAATTGAATGGCTTCTAAGTGCTGTTTCATTACCAAAAAAACTCATTTGATACATTTTCCATCACTCCTTTTTCCTTACTCTAATTGCTTATGTAGTAACTGCATTTCTAAATCATCAAAGTCATAATCTCTCTCGCATTCTAAGACACTTGCAGGATTCCTCTGTGGCTTCGGTTCTGGTGGTTTCTCGTAGTTCTCGTCCAGATAATCCACGTAACCACTGTTAAAGAATGTCGAGCCGTTCTGTGGCTTTCTCCACGAAGCATCCTTTTCTAATCCATCCAGATACCGTTTCAATGCCCTTTGTATGTGTTCCTCTCCTATCTGGTACAACACTTTTTTCTTTGTATCGGATACCTGCCCCTTACCACGTTTATTCGGGTACTGTTTCCAGAGTCTTTCAAAGCATTCATTGATTGCTTTTTTGTTTGACTTCTCGCAATTTTCTTTTGATTTCTCGCAAGTTTCCTTTACTTTTTCCTCTGTTTGTTCCATTTTTGTTCCATTTTCAACCACCGTGTTTCCCTCGGTAGTTGTTTCTGCAACTTGTCCACAATCTATGTACTTCTGATACTCATTTACTGTGTATATCGTGTATTTATTTGTGCTTTTTGTGGATATGTACCCAGTATCCTTTAGCTTCTTTAGTGCTGTTCGGACCTGTGATTCTGTCAATCCTGTTTCTGCACTGATTCTTGCTACTGATGAAACAAATTGTCCCGCCTTTATCTCTCTTCCGCAGTATCTTATATTTTGTGTATTTGTATGTAACAGGCAATGAGTAAATAATCTAAACACATTTGTGCTTTCATACCATTCCCAATCTGTATTTATGTTTATTTGCATCATTGCCCTCCTGCTTAATATTTGTCTCCGTCTTCGTAGATTGTTATCTCGATTCTTGGATTCTTTGCATCGACCTTTATCCAGTTAACGATACCCTCTACCTGTTTCTGACCATCGTTTGGGAACACTCCTACTTCTACCAAGCTATCTAATATGTACTTAATAGCCGAAAAGACATTGTCTGGATCACGTCTTTTATTCTTTTCATACCACTTAATTTCCAGAATCACTGGGAATTTTATGTGCTTTTTCTTTAGCCATTGTGGTATGTATGCCTTGCAAATTTTTTGATTGTTTTTTTTGCATCTGGCACCTTTGTAGGGATTGGTCCTGTTTGCATAAATAAAAGTGTTAAGTCCATCAAGTCTTCCTTGAATTGTGTATGTTACAGCCATGACTTGCCAAACTCCTTTCTGAACTCTTCCCTGCTACCGATATTCTCTTCATAATATGTTTGAGCCATCGTCTTAAGCTTTGTATCTATATCTCCATTTTTTCTGTTAAAATGTACACCGTTCGGATGAAAGTCTGGTCTTAGTGGTACGACAAATCCATATTTTTCACTTTTCTTCCTATTACAACCACCGAAAATATGATGTCTTTCTACTATGTAAGAACCTGTGTAGATGCAACAGTCCATATTGTCCGTAAATACACTAGTTAGCTTTTTCAAGTTTTACTCTCCACCTTTCTTCCATTTCTTTTATCTCCTGCGGTGTTGCTGTCTCAATTCCAAGCTCTTTTGCTTCTGCAACAGTTCCTTTTATCAGTTCAGACATTTCCTTTGTGTCGTAGGTATGACTCCCACGCATTACCAGATTGATTCTGAACAACTTACCTGCCTTATTGGTAGTTGTACTGGCTGTCGGTTGCAGGTGGCAAAATTCAAGGCCGTACACTTCTATATCGTTATCCAACGGAAGTGATACAAGAGAACCGTTTATAATCTCATGCTGTCCGTACTCTGCTATGAGTTTGTTCTTTATATATACCTTGCTGTTATCCGTTACTTCTGCAATCTTCCCAACAAGTACATGAAAGTATGCATTGGCATCTAAAGACCTGCCCTCACGATATTGAACAACCTTAAGCCGACATTCTTTATCTTTCAGTCGGTCATATTCCCCTCGTATGTCTTTTTCACATACAAGGGAAATAACCTGCTTGCCACTTTCAAAATCAATGGATATATCATGGATTTTGGCTTTAGTTTCCATCTAATCAGCTCCAAATCTTTCTTACGTTAGCCTTGTCTTTGTTGGCTACAATGTACTGATATTCTCCCTCGGTAATTTCTGAAATATCTTTATGATGATAAGATGCAAGAATCTTGTTAATATCAAATGCCATTTCATCACATAAGCTTAAAAGTGTATCTTGTTTGATTTTTGAAATCTTCATACCTCTGATTGCTTCTGCGTTGTTATCGTCTGTCTGCTTGTCCGCTCTTGCTTTGCGTTCTTTTTGATTTTCGTCCGTATCAGCATCTTTTGTATCATCCAGCAGGAAGATTCCATTTAAGGCATACTTACGTGCATAAGATGATGCCGTTCCTGTTATCTGAGAATCATCCATTCCCTTTTTATTAAGTGCTTCTCTTGCAAGTGCTGTTGTTACTACACTTGCTTCTGTTTCAATGTCCTGCACCTTTACTGTTGCTTTTACGTAGACACGATCTCCAACGGCTATTACATCATCTGTTATGTACATTGCAAGCTTCTGTTCTTCCAGAAGTGGTTTCACAGCTTCTAAGATTCCCTCTGCGTTGCGGTACATATACCCACCGAATGAGTTTCTTAGATTTTTCGGTGCTTTTAATGTTGTCTGAATCTTCATCATTTTTTCATGTATTGTCATATCTTTCTATCTCCCCTCTGGTTCATATTCTCCGTTATACGGAATTACATTTCCCTGTTCATTGACTTCTTTCACACTGCATACATCATCAAAACGAGCTTCTTTTAGTTCCTCTAATTCCTTTTTGAATTTTGGATTTCCTGTAAACACGTCCCACATATACTCTAGTAGCCATGTTTTATCTTCTTCATTGTTTCTTGCCTGCTTCCAGATATATTCTGTTGCATCTTCTTCTGGGATTACTGTCCCATTTTCGTCTGTATAGCCTGTCACAATCATGACTACTCACACCCCTTTGCTTCTTTAAGAATCTCTTCTACGTCAAATTCTTCAATATCTTTTTCTCTGTGGTTCTTTTCGATAATGTTGTATAACACCGCCAAGCTTCCCAAGCACATCATACTTTCAAGAATCACGATAGGGTCTTTGTTTTGTTCAATATTGTAATCTAAGATGTCAGTTGCTAATTCAAACAATTCTTTTTTGTCATACAGCCATTCTTCTTGTTTATCAAACAACTCTTTTACTACTTCTTCATAGAATCTAGAGAGTGTTCTTATAATTT